GAGCGGGGTGGACGCCAGTACAGACGTTAGCGCCTCGCGCTGGGTGGGATACTTTAAGTCGCCCTCGGCAAGATATAGGTTCAGGAGATGTTGCGCGCATCCGGTGGGAGCGTGTCTGTGCGTGAAAAAGACATCGAAAATTATTTCGTCTGGACGGTAGCCCGTGTAGGCGGGCGGTCGTGGAAGTTCACCTCGCCAGGACGCAAAGGCGTAGCCGACAGGATAGCGTGCTTTCCTGACGGCAGCACTTGGTTCGTGGAATTAAAGACCGATAAAGGCAAACTATCAGAACTCCAAAAGCAATTTGCTTTGGACATGATGAAGCTGAACCAGAAATATTTGTGTTTGTGGAATAAGGAACAAATAGATGAATTTGCGGCCATACCAAGAACAGGCGGCTGACTTTCTGTTCGAGCGCGACAGGGCGATGATCCTCGCCCCCGTCGGCGCGGGCAAGACGGCCATCACGCTGACAGCCATGCAAGATATGCTGCTGGCTGGCCACGCCAAGCGCTTTCTTGTGCTGGCGCCCAAGCGCGTGGCCGCCAGCGTCTGGCCGACCGAGCAGCCCAAGTGGGCGCCCAACATCACGCTGGCCGCTGCCGTGGGCACGGCCAAGCAGCGCGAGGCGGCCTTCGCGTCAGACGCCCAAGTGGTGGTGACCAACTACGAGAACCTGCCCACGGGCACCTTTGACGCGGTGGTGTTCGACGAACTGACACGCTTGAAGAACCCCAGCGGCAAGCGCTTCAAAGACCTGCTCAAATTCCTGACGCCTATCGGCATCCGCTGGGGCTTGACCGGCTCGTTCACCAGCAACGGCTTGGAGGATGTGTTTGGCCAGTGCAAGATCGTTGACCAAGCGCTGCTGGGGCGCTCCAAGGGCGCGTTCATGCAGCAGTATTTCGTGCTGATTAACCCCGACTTCGGCGAGTGGTCACCGCGCAAGGGCAGTTTGGAGAAGGTCATGGCCGTGATTAAGCCTGCCACGTTTGTCTTGGACGCAGGTGAGTATAGCGACAAGCTGCCCCCGCTCCATACGGTGGAAGTGCGCTGCGACTTGAACAATCGCAAGCCCTACGACACCATGAAAAAGGATTTCAAGCTGGAAGACATCACCGCCGTCAACGCCGCCGTGGTCACCGGCAAGTTGCAGCAGCTTGCCAGCGGGTTTGTGTACGACACCGTACAGACGCCCTCAGACGTGCCCGGCAAGTGGATCACGGTGCAGACGCCAGTGTGGTACGACACGGCCAAGTTTGACCGGCTGCACGAGTTGCTGGAGGAGAACCAACGTGCCAACACACTGATTGTCTACAACTACCAAGAAGAACTGGCCGAACTCAAGCGGCGCTACCCGCACGCCCAGACGCTGGACGACGACCGTGCTATTGAGCGATGGAACGCTGGCACCATTGAACTGTTGCTGGTGCATCCCAAGTCGGCTGGCCACGGGCTTAACTTGCAGCATGGCGGCTGCCGGATTGTTTTCCTGTCTTTGCCCTGGTCGCTCGAACTGTACGAACAGACCGTAGGGCGGCTGCACCGCAGCGGCCAGCGCCACGACGTGTGGTGCTACGTCATGCTGACCAACAAAACCGTGGACGAACGCATCTGGGCGGCGCTGCACAACAAGCGCGCTATTTCTGATATTGCAATGGAGGAACTATGTTATTGAAAGCACAACTTAAAGCGGCCAAGGCCGAACTCAAACTACGGTCACGCCAACTGACCATCGCCTACCGAGCGTATGACCGCTGCGTCAACTTGATAGCTAAACTGGAGACACGAATTGAAAAACACTTGGCGAGGTCTAAATGACCGTCTGCCCACGCTGTCTGAAGAAGAAGTGCTGGGCCTACTAAACAACGAACGCAAGACGTTCCAAAGAGTATCAGTGCTGGAGCGTTTGCACCAGCGGTACAACACCCTGCGCGTCGCGCGGGAGAGAATGGAAATACTAAAGGAAGCTAAATTACCATGAAATTCTTAAAATTTTTTAAAGACTACTGGCGTGACTTGACCCCCTTGGAGGTCATTACCCAGTCTTTGGCCCAAGCGCATCTCGAAAGGCTTGAGTCAGAGAACGCCACTGAGTACGCAGAGGCTTGCCTCAAACTCAGCCTAGCCCGTATTGAGCGTCTTAACGAACGCATGAAGGAGTACAAGCAATGACTGAAGCAGATAAAAAATACATGGAGCCCAAGCAAAAAGATTGGGAGTACGACGAGCCAGAGGCCAGCGACTACGCGCAGTTTGTGCAGCAGGTTAAGGGCTTGATTGTGTGGGTGATCTTTGTGGTGGGAGCGTCCATGCTTGTAGCGGCGGTGCTGAAATGAACGTCATTGAACTAGCAGAACGCTCTGGTTTAAAAATGCTATTAGAAATCGGAGGCATGGACAAATGTTTAGAACACTTTGCCAAGTTGGTAGCGGCACATGAGCGTGAGGAGTGCGCAAAGATTTGTGATGATGGATATTTTGCGTTTATTGCGGCGGATATTATCCGCGAAAGAGGTGAAGCATGACAGGGTACAAATCAAAGCGCGCAGCAGCGCGGGACAAGCTGGCGCAGGAGCCTGTGGCAAAACCTTATAGAGTAAAAAAACGATTTACCATGTCTTTGATGGAAAAATTAATCGAAGCTAAACTTAAAAAGATGAAACGTAGATGAACACACCACCACAACACCGCATACGAATGCTGCTGCACAAGTACGCCGACGGCCTGACGCTGCTGGACATATCCAACTACCTCAACATGAACTACACCAACGCCGGGCGCAGCTTGCAGAAGATGCCCGACGCCTACATCGACCGCTGGATTGCCAAGGAAGGCAAAGGCCCAGGCAAATGGAGCGCCGTCTGGTGCGTTGTTGTTCCACCTGAAAACTGCCCAATGCCATGAACGATTTACCTAACTTTGCAGCCTGGACAAACGAGACCTTGGCCAAGTTTGCTACCGAAGCCTACTTGCGCTTGCAGGCCCAGCAGGACGCCCTCGAACAGTTGCGTGGCGACTTGAGGGACGCTATGAAGGAAATAAGGCGCATTCGGCAGTCCGACGCTTAACTAAACCTGGCAGCACTCGCCCGCCGCCCTTAGTCCAGAGCATTAATTGCTCTTTGGCCCCGTCCCAATCCTGCGCGTTGATTTTACGTTTCAACGTGCTAGTTTGGAGACGGCCAATTCCTAAGTTGTAGGTGAAGTCCACAATGGCGTTGCACTTGCGCTCGTCCGTCAACAGGATAGGGCAGTGGCGCAGTACGCCAGGTAAAAAGGTGTGGTGCAACTCATGCAGCAGCAGCGCTTCTGCTTCTTGGGCAGAGATGGGCGGGTCTTGCAGCGTGACTTTGCGCCCGTCAGAGTAGTAGGTTGAGCCAAAGCCTGTCGTTGGGATACCGGCTGGGCACAGGTAAGGCTTGGACGAAAAGCCCTCGAACTGTTTGCACAGCGCGGCGGCGATCTCCAGCTTCATATTCCGCGCTTGGCCAAGGTGCGGTCAAGGAACCAGTAGTTAAGGGTGCCGCTGACCAGCGCGGCAAAGTCGCCGGACATCATCAGTTTGAACACGGCGTCAGGGTGTGCGCCCATTGCCCAAGCGTTCCATGCAAACCAGATGTGAACAAACGACCAAAGAAGCAGAATCCAGTACGTTACCACAGGGCGCACGCTGGCCGACAGACTGGCCACCCAGCCCCCGGCAGCCTTAACCATCTCTGTTTGCTGCTCAATAGCAGAGTTAAACGCATCCATGACGCCAGCATCCACGGTTGCCTCGCGTTGGGCGCCAATCTCGGCCAGTTTCTGTTGACCGCGCAGCGTCTCTAACTGGCACTGCTGCTGGAACATGGCCAACTCATGGGTACGCTCGTTCTTCTTGTCCATCCACTTCAGCACCTCCGGCGCAAGCCGGAACACGCCGCCAAGCAAAGAGCCAATGACACCGCCGCCTAGTAGTTCAAACATATCAATCCTTTTTTTTGCATGGAGGAACAGCGTCCTCATCGTGGGACAGCTTTACGCCAGCCAGCAGGCCGATAAAGCCGCCGATGATGGTCTGGAATGCGGGGCTTAGCAGCTTAAATATTTCGGTGTTGTCCACTTCCTTTGACCACAGTCCGATCAAAAAAGCACCCACCATACCCAGCACCGAGATACACAAAGTGGCGCTGACCATCAAGGTCACTGCAAATGTCAGCCGCGCTTTAATGTTGTCGTTCATTTTGCTTTCTCCATGATTTTGGCCCGCAGGGCGGGGCTGTCTGATGTGCCAGCCCATTCGGGCAAAGCGTTCCAAATATTCACGTAGTCGTCCGAACTGCATGATGTCTTATCCAGCCACGCCAGCATGGCCTTGTGGCGTTCTGCTGGGTCGTGTACCGACCATCCGATGACGTACAACTCCTGCACCGCGCATATCCGCACGGGCTTGGGCGGCTTCTTGACCGGGGGAGGCTCCGCGTTCAAGATTAGCCTGTCCTGGGCGGCTGATACCGTACTCAGCGCCAAAAAGAGTATGACGCTGCGCATTAATCATTTGTCAGCTTTGTTTTCCAGCCGGTCAAAAATCTTACCCAGCATTTCCTTGACTTCGCGCATATCGTCCTTGTAATCCGCGCGGGTAACGTAGACCAGCGGCAGCTTACTCAAATCGTTTTTCAACTCTTGTACTGCCGTCCACAATTCGCGGGCAAACCAACCGGCCACGGTCAAGCACGCGCCGATGATGATGTTGATAGTCTGCTGGTCCATTATTGCCCACTTAAAAAATTAAACAGCGCGTTACCTGTAGTGTCTTGGGGCGATGGAGAACTTAAATTGTTCACAATGCTACGCGATGCAAAAGTAGGCACGTTAGCTCCCACACCTTCAAGAACTTCTGGTGTCCGCCCAAGGCGCATTTGGCTAGAAAGTGCGTTTACCTGTTGCATCCGGCGCGCTGTGGAAAGTTCTTTTGCCGCCATACCCGCAGCAGCCGTATAGGCTCCATATGGATTGACTGCCGTAAAAATAGCCGCCGCCGGAGTCATGGGAGAAAACTTACCGACAGTGCGTAGCAACGATTGCAAGTTTCCACCTTTAGCAGCTTCGCGGATAGCTTCTTGTTCGTCAGCCGTAAAAAATCGCATTTTTTTATCATTTTTTGCTAGCGCTGACAAACCTTGCGCTATTGATGGTTCTTTGCCTGACTGCGAAACCTCGGCGCGATTAACAATGTCTTCAATTAACTCTGACTTTTTAACTTTGGCGTAATCGGCGCGTGCGGCTTTCCATGCGTCCATTGCGCTTTTGTCCCCGCTAACAATGGCGCTTGGCGGCGCGTTCAATATGTAATTGTCAAACTCATCAAGCAGTTTCATGGCCGCCATGCGTTCAGACCTATCTGCGCTTCCAGCCGCACCACCAATAATTTTTCGCAACGCCGTAATTTCAGCAACATCTTTAGGCGCGTCTGACAAAAGTTCTTTAAACGCGCCCGCCACTTTTGGATTTACAGATTCGACATAGCCAACTTCAGACCGAAGTTTGGCGGGGAGCGACGCCATGTGCTGTTTAAATAGCGTGTTGTCAAGCTGAAAACCTGATTTATCCAAAATATCATAATTGGCTTTAGATTGGGCTAACAATTCTTCTGCTGTTGGCACCGCGCCGCGTTTAGTTGGGCGCACACCGGCTGCCGACCCTGTAGCTACGCCAGCCGCAAGACCCGCCAACGGGTTCCCAGTTGCTTCAGTTACGGTCTGCCCGGCTGCGGCGGCTACGGGCGCGGTCATTAGCTGGCCCACTGGGCGGCGCGCCGCCTCTTGGCCTATTGCTAAAGTACCTTGAGCAACTGACGATGGCATCCCTGCGGTTGTTTTTGCCGCGTCGATAATTGCGCGCCCCCCGCCAACAGACCCAAATGTGCCGCCTAACGCGCCAGTGCTACCTTGAACAACTCGCTCAACGGGTGTCTCTGCCCGAGGGCCAGGAAGCATCTCTGATATGGCTTGCGAAGGCGTGCGTAAATTACCACCAAATAATTTGTTATATCCTGCGGTAAGTAAATCGCTAGTAGGGGCCGCTAACCCACCCGCTAAAGCACCTACGCCAGCGCCAACTGGGCCGCCGATTAAAAATCCTGTGCCTGCGCCCGCTGCGACAGGCGCAAGCGCTTCGCTGGCACCGCGAATTCCCACGCCAATTTTGCGGACGGCTTCTTCGCCAGTGGATAAAACTGGCGCAAGGTATTCAAGAATTTCGTTTGGCCGGTATCCTTGGTTTAGTGCTTCTGTAACGCGCGAGTCTTTACCTTTTAAATAGCCAATAAGTTCATCATCGCTGTACCCTGCGCGGCGGGCGGTATTGATTTGGTCGCGAAATTGGTCAGCCATAGTTACCGCCTTTTGCCAAAAATTTTGTCTAACCCTTCGGTTCTATTTTTAGGAATTTCTTTTGGCGTAATTCCAGCAGCGTATTGTTTAAGCTCTGGGCGGTCAAACAAAGACCGTCCCCCTTCGCTTGCGTACCAAGCACTTTCAGCGCCGTCGTAAGTATCGTTCTTTTTCCACCAGTTGTCGTAGAAATTGCGTTGTTCAACATCACGTTTAAGCTGCGCCTTAGCAATAGACAATACAAATTGATTGGCGTCTTTAGTTTTACCTAATTCAGCACCTATTTGATTAATACGCTGCGCATCAGATTCTGTTTGCGGGCCTTTTTGCTCTAATTGTTTTTGCAGCACTGCTTGGGTAGCGTTGGAAAGAAACACTTGCGAATCCGTGGCAAATTTTTCTGCGTCTTTTACACCAAGCGCACCTAACACTTTAGCTGCTGCGCCGATCGTTTCCGTGCCAAAACCTGTGTCAAATCCCTTGTTAAGAATGTTCAAATTAGCTTCAATAGAAGGTAAAGTTTTTGCCGCAAGTTTTGCAGTTTTTGATATGTCATCGTATTGGTTAACTAATAGCTTACCGCGCTCACCTTTTTCTGCTTTTTCTTGCACGTTAGAAAGATTGACTATTGTCCCTGGCGGGCGTTTAGCCTCCGCGAGTTGCATTTGTTGCGCTAATTCTTCTTGCGTTAAAAGGCTGCTTTTCTTGGGCGCTTTAAATATTTCATTACCTGCACCACTTACAAGAAAATCTCCAACAACGTGAGGTTTAACTAACTCATCGCGTTGCTTCTGCAATCTTGCCACTTCAGCTTGCGCTCTAGGGTCTGCAAAGTTTTGAATTTCTGCAATTCTTGCGTCAATAGCCGCCACAGGGTCTGCGGCTGCAGGGGCAGCTTGCGGTGCCAAAGCATTAGCCTGCCTCATAGCCGGTGCAATGGCGCCAGGCGTTTGGTCTAGGCCAAATGTTCCCGTACCTAATGCGCCGCCCATTGGCATTTGCGGCTGCCCTGCTGGGATTGTTTGCTTGCTTTTTAAATACGCATCGTACTTCTCTGTCTCGATCAACTTCATCAAGCCTTCAATACCCGCCTGCTGACGTTGCGGGTCTTTAGACCCTTGTAAAGCCTCAAAGAACTGGCGCGGCGTTAAACCTTGTTGCGACAGCTTTTGCTGTAGTCCAACCATATTGGCGTGATCTTCTTGCAACTTTTGCAATTGAAATTCAGCAGCTTTTTGCTGGAGCGCGCCGGTTTGCATTTGCTGAGCGTTAAGTTGCTGCTGCTGCATACCCTGCTGAATTTGTTGCAGTTTGGCAAACTGACCCAACTGATTCGGCATATTAAATTGCGCGCCCTCGGCAATTAGAGAATTAATATCAGCCATATTTATTACCCGTAAATTGATGGATTAAGCCTACGCAACTGGTCAATTAGCGCGTTATCTTGGTATGCACTTACGCCTGCACCAATCATATTGTTTATGGTCTTACCTACTCCTATATCGCCCGCCGCGTACGCTGTTCCTTGCTGGGTAAGCAAATTACCAGCATTAACGCCGTAATTGCCCAGCGCCCCCGATTGCTGGTTGGCGGCTGATTGGCCTACGTTCTGCAAACTACCCAATGGTTGCAACTGGTTAGCGCGGTTTGTTTGATAGCGGTTGAAGGCGCTTTGGTATTCTTGCGAGCCCATGTCTTGGCCATAACGTGCAGCCGCTTTCATGGCACCACCAGAGATAAGCCCACCTCGGGCCGCTGCCTGACGATCCAACGCTTTTTGTCCTTCAGCCAATCTAAAAGCGTAGCCTGGGTCAGCTTGGAAATCAGACATACTGAAATCCTTGGCGTATTTGCCAAAATCAGCGCCAGTAGTATTAGAACCAAGCCCAAGCAAATCCATCAGGCGGTTTTGGCCCGTAACGCCAGCTTGGTAAAAAGGCTGGTTTAATGCTGATTGCTGTTCGTAAATGCTTTTTTGCAAATCAAGACCGCGTTGCGCTGCGTCAGACTGCGCTGCTGCTGCTTGACGTTGTGATGCTGCTTGCGCTAAGCCGCCAACTAGGCCAGCGGCTGCCTGTATAGCCGCCGGTGTTTGATACCAAGGCGTAGCTCCTGCGGCTGCCGTTCCAGCGGCGCCCAAAGTATTTGCGCCTAGCGTTGTAGTTAAGCCCGTACCCCCGCCCATTCCAGCGGCAGTAGTACCAGCAGCGGTTAAAGCTCCACCAGCTTCAGCCCCAGTACCTAACGCAGCGGTTAACCCTGTTCCACCCATTCCAGCGGCGGTAGTTCCGGCCGTTGTTAGACCAGCTCCAGTACCAACAGTACCGGCAGTTGTTAACCCAGCTCCAGTGCCTGCTCCAGCACCGGCAGCGCCAGCCCCAGCAGTTTCAGCGCCGCCAAATAAACCAGGCAAATAGTTAGCGCCTGCCATTGCCAACGCAATTGGAGCCGCTGTTTTAATTGCTTCTCCAAGATTCCCACGATTAACTAGATCAGACGGTTGACCATTTAAGTCAAGGTACTGGTACTGGCTGTTTCCATTGTCATAACGGTAGCCGACAGGCGCTTTGGTTGTATCTGGCTCTTGATTACCACCATGCACCATTTTCATTGGGTAGACCGGCTCTACGTCTGTGCCAAGTGTTTGCCTTGCATTTGCAACCCAAGAAGGCGCCTTGAAACTTGACGCATCTGTATTTGCAAATTTAGCTACATCGTCCCAAAAACTCATACATTTCCCCTTATGTAACGCTAATAGCGTTGACTGGAATTAAAACAGTTATAGCACAGCAATCACAAAAGCCAGCAATTCCTCGTAGCGCACGCCGTAGATTTCGGTGCCTTCCAATTCATCGTAGCAAAACATCCCGTACTTGGTGGCGTCCAGCCCCTCGGCTGCAAAAGCGTCGGCCAGTTCCTGCGCGTACACACCAATGTGGATGCGGGCTCCATCGCCCTTGGCAGCCACTGCCTCATTGAACTTGAAAGTCTTAATCAAACTCTTGACGCGGACGGCTACAGCGCGCTCGGCTTCAGACAGAGGGCGATCTTGCTGTTTTTGGCGGGCGTCGGACGTGTTGATCGTGCCGGTGGTGGCGTAGACCGTAGTCCAGCGGAAGGACGGCGAGCCAAGGACGTAGCTGTTGTCCACTGCCGGTGCAAACCCAACACTTGGAGAAACAAACACTGTGTTGTTACCCAGCGTCGTGTTGGTGCCGCTGGAGCCGACCGCCGTAGTTGCCGAACCAACTGTAACGCCGGTGACAGTGATGCTAGGCGAGCCGCTTAGGCCAGCCGATGTACCGCTGACGCTGATACCCCAAGTGCCGGTAGCGCCTGTGCCGCCCGTGCTAGGTGCGCCAACGGTGTTGTAGGAAACAGTCAGCGCAGACGCGCCGTTGAACGTGCTTCCCGAACCGCCGCCAGACCCGCTGTTGTTAAACGTAACGGCGTTGGTGGTGGAACCAGTTGGAGTAGCCCAAGTACCGTCATTGCGCAAGAAAGTAGATGTAGAGCCAGTAGGCGCCGGAATAGCATAAGTATTCCAATTTAATGCGCCAGAACCTATATACACCGATGCCCAACGCAAAGTTGAACCGCCTAAATAATAATAATCGTCAATACCTGGGGCAAAACCAACCAAAGGCACTGCAAACGCAACTCCGTTTAAGCTAACATTGTTTCCTGACGCGCCGATATACGCTGTCCCAGAACCTATGTTGTACTTTGTAGCGTAAACGTTATTCCAATTTAAACCCGACGCGCCAAGATCATTTGTGTTATTGCTAACACCTTGCCAAGATGATCCGTTAAGGATAACAGCGTTAGTTGAGTTACCTAATCCAACTGTTGATCCTGTAGATGTAACACTTGGAACAGTTGAGAATGTACCTATGTTGGCGCCGTTAAAGTTTTGATTAACTGTCCAAGTATTGGCGCTTGCAAAATTTATTGCTACGGTGCCTGTAGTAGTGATTGTTCCTCCGGTCAGACCAGAACCCGCCGCAATAGATGTAACTGTGCCGCTGCCACCGCCGGAACCATTTGCAGCCGCAGTAATGCGCCCCTGCGCATCAACGGTAATATTTGCGGCGGTATAAGTACCTGCTGTTACCGCCGTATTGGCAAGAGAAATGGTACCAGTGCTTGTAATTGGGCCACCTGTCAGTCCGGTGCCAGTAGCAACATTAGTAACAGTGCCAATGCCAGAACCGCTTGGTGTTGCCCAAGTCCCATCATTGCGCAAGAAAGTTACAGTTGACCCCGTAGGTGCGGGTATGGCGTAACTGTTCCAAGTAAAAACACCCAAAGTGTTTAGCGCGTTGGTGTACATACCCGCCCAACGCAAAGTGCTACCACCAGAATAATAAGTATTGTCCGTTACTGGGGCAAGCCCAACGCCGCTGACCGTGCCAATGGTGTTAGTCTGAAACTCACCATTAAAGGTTTGTTTGCCAGTCCAAGTGTTGACGCTGGCCAAGTTCAGCGAGATGGTGCCAGTGCTTGTGATAGGCCCGCCGGTCAAGCCGGTACCTGTGGCCACATTGGTCACGGTGCCGATGCCAGAGCCGCCTGGGGTTGCCCATGTACCATCATTGCGTAAAAATGTAGTGGTTCCACCAGCAGGAGCCGCAATTGAGTATGTGCCCCAAGTTAGCGCCGCAGTGTTGCTTAAATACAAACCTTTCCATTTAAGCGTGCTGCCACCCAAATAGTAGGTGTCGTCTGTAACCGGCGCAAAACCAACAGTTGCTACTGCCGCTGCTACGCCATTAAGATTAATGTTGTTGCCGGACGAAGAAATAAACGCCGTGCCAGAACCTATGTTGTAGGTAGTGGCGTAAACATTGTTCCAGTTGTAACTAGAAGCGCCAAGATCGTTAGTATTGTTACCAGCACCGCGCAAAGCAGCGGAAACAAGCACAACAGCGTTGGTGAAGTTGGCCAATCCAATTGTGGTGCCACTTGTAGTAATTGACGGAACAGTGGAATACGTCCCGATGTTTACTCCGTTAAATGTCTGGTTTGCCGTCCAAGTGCCTGCGTAGGTGTAGTCAATAGCCAACGATCCGCTGCTTGTAACAGGGCCGCCAGTTAGGCCAGCGCCAGAGCCGACGCTAGTAACTGTGCCAATGCCGGAGCCGTTTGCAGCCGCCGTAATGCGCCCTTGAGCGTCCACGGTAATGTTGGCCGTTGTGTAAGAACCAGGCGTGACTGCCGTATTGGCCAAAGATATGGTGCCGGTAGTTGTGATAGGGCCGCCAGTTAATCCAGTCCCTGTGCCTACCGTTGTAACTGTCCCAGAGCCTGACCCGCTAGGAGTCACCCAAGTCCCGTCATTACGCAAGAATGTTGTTGTACCGCCAGAAGGCGCAGCAATTGCGTACCCGTTCCAATCAATGACGCCGGTACCTAGGTATAGCGACTTCCATTTAAGGGTCGAGCCGCCTAAGAAATAAGTGTCCGTAGTGACAGGGCCAAGGCCAACAGTGGCCACTGCTGCTGCTACGCCGTTAAGGTTGATGTTGTTGCCGGACGCCGTAATCGTTGCCGTGCCAGAACCGATGCGGTAAGTTGTACCGTAAATATTGTTCCAGCTTGTACCAGGCGCACCCAAATCGTTGGTATTGTTGCCCGCGCCTTGCCAAGCAGCAAACACAAGTCCAACTGCGTTGCTGGAATTGGCCAACGCCATTGTCGTGGTGGATGACGTAACAGATGGGGTGCTAGAGTAAGTTCCGATATTTACGCCGTTAAACGTGGAATTAACTGTAGTGGTCGCGCCAATGGTTGTAACGCTTTGCAGGTTTTGCGAACCGCCGCCACCGCCGGTGATGTCAATGACAACCGTCGGGGTTTCTGTGGTGCTGTTGTAAAAGTTACCCAAACCGTAAATGGTGATGCCAGATACGTTGGTGCCGCCGCTGGAAATGTATTTGCGTGAGCTGCTGTCAACGTAAGGCGAAAAACCTTTAAAGCCATTGCCAATAACGTTGACCACCAAGGTGGCCGTTGAGCTATTGTTGTTGACAAAAATGTTATTGGTTGTGTACAGCGTATTGCTGTTACGGGCAAACAAGCAATTGCTGATGCTGCTTGTAGAACGGGCTGCGACGCTAGTAGGCGCGTTGATGTAGATGTCAGCGTTGCCGCCGTTGTTCTCAAAGAATACGCCGTCAACAATCAATTGCGTGGGCAGGAAAGCCGTGGATTGGTAATAGATACCGCCAGATGTACCTTGGCTGCTGCCACTCATTACGCCGCAGGTTTCAATCACGCCGCCGTTAAAAGCAACAGGGCCGCCGCCAACAATTAGGTAACCAATAGACTTAATACCGGCCACCGTGCAGTTGTTGTACTGCATGGCGGTAGGCTCGGAGAAAGATGTCTGAGAGACTAAAAAGCCAATGTCGGCTAGTTGAACGTTAAAGTTGGCTACCGTTAATCCAAGGCAGTCGTTCATTACAACGCCAGTGTTGTAACCAATGATGCGAATGTCGTTAAATTCACCTATGCCAGGTATGTTCTTTAGGTACAAGCCAGTACCTACGCCAATCGTGTAACTACCGCTGGCATAGGTTGTCGCGTTGAATTTCTTGATCAGGCTGAACTGACCAAAGTACATCGTGAAGAATTTGTTGTCGTACCCAGCCGTAAAGTCTATCGTAACGGCACCGCCGGTAGCTGCGGAAGCATTGGAACGATAGTCATAGATGTAAGACAGATCAGCGCCTTCACCGCGCATTGTGATGCGTCCAGGTGAATTCTGATCGGTAGAGTTAGGCCAAGTAATGCTTAGATTCTGGGTAATCTTGTACGCGCCAGCAGGCAGCAAAACTGTACCGCCGACACCGGCTGCGGACAGCGCGTTAATGGCGGCTTGAATGGCAGCAGTGTCGTCAGTAGTGCCGTCGCCTATGGCGCCAAAGTCTTGGACGCTAACAGTCTGACGTAATTTGGCTTGCACCGTAGTAGTAACAGCGCCGGTACCCGCAGGTGTGTAACTAATATTGGACGAATTAAACGAACCGTTTACGCCGTCAACCGACCAGATCAGCACGTCGGTGGCCGTCTTGAGCATCAAAGTGTAGTTGTTGCCGCCAAGCCAAACATTGGCCTCGCCCCGAGAATCAAGGATGATGGGGTTAGTGTTAGCCGACAATCCGGTTGAATCGGTGTAAGTTGTCAGAGGAGTGCTTGTTCCGCTGGCGTAGCTGTACAGTTTGCCGCCTGCCAATGGATTGCCATTAGCATCAAAGAATTGCATTTTGGGGCTGGGGGTCAAGTAAGTGGTCATATTTACCTCGGAACAAGAGTCATTGTCGGCAGCGTTACATAGGTTGCTCGGAGTTGATCTCCTGGCGATAAACCAAACATCCCATAATAACTGCCTGTGTTAAAAAATGTAACACCATCACGGGAAAATTCCAGCTTTGAAACATTCCCGCCGCTGACGATTACGTCCACCAGCAAGTCTGATGTGTTGGTGTAAACAAACGGCGACGCAGTTATCGTAATGGCGGTAAGCGCCGCTGGGGGCTGGCCAGAGCCACTAAGCACAAACAAATTAAAGAAAAACCTATACCAAGACCTTGACATAAGGTTTGTTTGCGGGTCGATAAACACGACACGGGCAGAAGGGATATTGGTTAGATTAAGCATTTGTCGGACTCAAAACAAGTTCCGCGCCCATGATTGCGATCTTAATGGGATCAGTGCCGGACAGCTCGTAAACCCTGTCGCGCAATTTGAGTGTCATACCCAGCCGACGCCAGAATATACGTCTGCCATACGCACCAACGGCGCCGCCGCCAGCCCAATGTGAATTAGACCAAGTATGGCCGCCATCGTCAGACCAGCGCAGCATAAACTGAGGCTCTGGATTAACGGCAGGCGTTGTAGACGCCGCCAAATAATCGCCTGTTTCAGTAATGATGTTATTGCCGCTTTCAGTGATGAGAAGCTCAACGCCAGCGTCAGCCGGTAAATAATGGCCGGCTTGGGCGTCAAGTTGCAGTGTGTGCTGTGACGTGCGCTTTAGGTTGTTCTGACCCGTAGGCAGCGCACGCCATGACCGCAGCCACCGCTGTATTTGGTCGTAGTCGCTGTAGACATCCAAGTCAAAGGCGTACAGGTTGCCGTTGTTGTAGCTGCCAACAACAATCTCATTGTTAAATGACACTTGGCAGTTTGACGGGTGGCGGGTAAATTGACCGTCAACCCAGCCAGCGCGCTCGTGCCAGGCTTGAGTGGCTACGTCATAGACCCAAGTCGTATTGGCCGACGGGAATATTAGGACGTAAAAGCTGTGGCCATCTTGCTGATATGTGTACGCAATTGCGTCCGACATATTCTGATATTGCTGGATTTGCCACTCTACAGCGTGCGTTGAGATGCGGGTGCCGGTGTAGCCGTTGGAACGGTAGACGATACCCTGCCCACGGGCGTCGGCGCCCAGCCAAAATAGACCGTTGTCCATCTTGGCCACAGAGTACGCCGCGACGCAGCCGATCTCGTTGAACGCGCCTTGGATGCGCTGGAGTGGGAAGTCGGCGCCTCCGGCGTTGTACCAAACCTCAATTGAACTGGTACCAAACAACCATGCTTCACGGTGGTCAACTATCAGGGAAACTA